TCAATCCTTTTTATATTTTTTAGGTGTGTACTTTTCTTTGTTTTTCTGCTTAGCCATTTCCATTCCGATTTTCATGGCAGACAATATGGAATCAATGGCTTCCGGTGTAGCTGGGTCTCCGTCAAACATGAGACCGTCTTGTTGAAGCAAATTCTCCATATTATTCAACATTTCGGTTATTTCCTTAGTATCTCGGGTAGTGAGAGTCTTTTTCTGCGTTGGAGAATCTGAAGATAACTCAACATCTTCATGCCCTGTCATTAAATATGATAATGATACATTGAAATAATCAGCAATTTTTTGTAATTTTTCAGGCTTAGGTGTGTATTTACCTTGTTTCCAACTCGTTAAAGTGGCAGTTGTTACGCCAGTTTCTTTTGCTACGCGATATGCTGTAACTCCATGTTCTTTTAATAATTGTTCAAAAATATCATACATAGTTGTTCCTTTCTATTAATAACTTAGAAAACTATGCTAATAATTGTTGACAAGCATAGAGAACTATGCTATAGTACGAGTATAGCTTAGATAACTAAGTTAATTCTAAGGTTTCTTTAATAACTTAGGTGGTACTTTGATTATATAAGAAACCTTAGATAAAGTCAATTAATAATTTGATTTTAGGAGGTGTAAAATTGTACGAAAAATTTGCGGTTTTATTAGATAAAACAAACAAAACAGCTTACCAAGTTTCGAAGGATACGGGGATATCAACGGCTACCTTGTCTAGTTGGAAGAATGGAGAGTACACGCCGAAGATTGACAAAATAAAAACCTTAGCTGATTACTTCGGAGTAAGCATTGAGTATTTCTTAGAGTAGGAGGTGGATATTATGAAGATAAAAGAAATAGCTCTAGGAATAGCGGAGGAGTTAAAAGAAAGTATTATTGAAGATGCAAATAGAAAGTGGACAAAAAAAGACACGATTTGCTCAATCGTGTCAGTGATATTAAGTGCTGCAACTTCAGCTATAGTTGTCCTTTTATGCGCAAAGTAATTAGCGTAGTGATGATAGATATGACGATTGGAAGGAGAAAATTTTTAACAAAAAAGAGAGACATAGACTGAAGAGTTAAAAAAGAATTATGAAGTCCCTTTTGAGTTAGATGGAAATTGTAAGTGTTTCCATAGTTGTATTGCAAATAACCGGATGCTACCAATTGAGAAATAATTGAATCTATTTCACGCTCATACTTTTTGTAGCTATATAACTGACTCATATCGTCGAGACAAAAATAACAATCATCGGAGAGATAAGAAACATTAATTTCGGTATTATTTGTCAATTTTTTCAAATTCTTTAGCACGATTCTACATTGAAGGGTGAGCATAATAAAACTCCTTTCTTTGATACTAGAACATTAACTGCTCTGTAAGTACAGTATAGGAGAAATGGAAGCAAAGGGCAATAAAGAATGAAAGAAAGAGGTGAATGAAAATGTTAGAACTTGAAGAAAAGAAGAAACAGGAAATCAAACACATGGTAACTATTTTAGAGCAAATTGATTTACCGGACATTCTGCTTCTGACAAGAGATGCTAATACACTTTTGATTCGTCAGAGAGAAGCGGAAAAGATGGAAAAGAAAGCAGGATAGGAGGTGAGTGTGGATGTGGAAGAGAGAAAGGAGAGTGATAGAGATGAAAGGATATTACAATCAGGAAGATTCAGGAACAGGATTAGAAGTTCCAACCGGAAGGCTAAGTATAGAAGTAAAGAATTTACCAGAATTTCAAGACTTGATAAATCAGGCTTATAAAGAAGCCGAACAACTGAGAATGACAATTGATCGGCTTCATAATTTTGAACTGAATATAGATTTTGGTGTGAAAGAGCCTATTTCACAGGATTCATAGATGCGGCATCTTCAGTAATAAGCATCATCCCGATAAAGTATACAATTGCTTGAATAAATGATTTCATATCAGAAACATCGCGATCTTCTTGTTTTCGAATGTAGTGGGCTTCATCATTCCCGATCCATGCAGAACGTTCAGCTAAAGTTTTTATATTATCGGCAGAAATGTAGTTTTTAATGCATTGTACCAATGGTTTAGATTTAATTGATTCAGCTTCATCTGGATACTCATGGATAGCATAATCCTTGATAAGGAATTCCAGAGCTTTTCGATATCCAAGACCTGCAATTTCATCGAGACCAGAAGATTCGGCGGCAAGAGCTTGATTATATATTTTATCAAATTGAGGTGACAGCTCAGATATCTTATTATCGAAATCCTGTTTGACAAAACGATTTGGTTCAGAACCAATATAGTTAATTTCGCATGAGTTGCCACTTCCATCAGCAGATACTTCATAAGTACTTATAAATGGAGCATGGCATCCAGTGCAGTAATTCAAAACACATGCGTGTTGGACACAATATCCGACATCATAAGCAAAAGCATATAAAGGGAATGGTGAGATATTTGCTTTGCAAACGGGACAAACATTTGTAGGCTTATATGCTAAAGAAGAGATGTATTTGGACGAAAATTTATTACTTTCAATTTTAATATTGGACATATTAATCATTCCTTTCGTAATGTGATAGGAAAATTATACCAAAGAAATAATTGAGAGACAAGATAGGAGGTGATAAGCGTGAGCGAAATCATACAAGCACCGGCAATCGCAAAAATAGTAGGGTGCGACAAAAATAAAGTTCGTTACAATATGAAAAATGGTTTTTGGGAATTTGGTCGAGTTATTAAAACCGGACCGAAAAAGCACAGATATGAAGCTACGATAACCGAAGTGGCAAGATATATCGAGATTAGCAGAGAAGAGGCAATTCGTAGGCTTGAAGGGAGGTGAGAAAGAACTGTGACATACAAAGAATACCAGCGTTACAAACGCAATAAAAACAGGGCGAAGAAAAGGAGAAAGAAGCATGAACGTAGATAGAGCAGTAAGACGTTTATTTGTGGCATCAGATAAGGGCTGTACGATACCGTATAGTGCCGAGGAAAGTGTGTTGAGGGAACTCAAGAAAGAACTGATTAAGATTTTGGAGGAAGATGGAATTGAACTGGAACAGAAGAAAAGCACTCCCTGATTGGGAGAAAAGAAGAATCCGAAACAGACATAAGAAATATCTGCGTAAGGAAAAGAGAACAGCTTGCGTAATGGCTCTTTTGGTACTGGCGATAATTGTCGTCGGGATTGTAGGGCAGATAATTTTGATAGGAGGTGTGTAGCTATGGAAGAAATCAAGGTGATGCAGTTCGAACGCTCGGATGTGTTAAGACAGAGAAGATTGAAGAATCAGTTGGCAGTAAAAGAGTTTCGTGACGAGTTGTTGTTCCGCAGAATTATGACAGGCGGTGTGATGGTAATACTCACAATGCTAGGGTTTTTAGCTGGAGAAATTACAGCAGCATCAATTTTACTATAAGAAAGAGCACCCACATGAGCCGGCAAGCTCGGGTACTCGGATAATAAACCAATTAAATTGTAGAGGATTTTGGAGGGAAAGTCAATTGATTAAAGCAGAATACAAAAAAAATGAAGCAATGGAGTTAAAGATATCCGGTGACTTGGAGACTATTTGGTGTGAAACACTTGAGATTTTGAAAAATTTTCACGCATCAATTTCTAGAACAATGAGTAAGGCGGAGGCAGATTCATTTATTGATTCTTTAGCATTTTTAAGTAAGTTATCAAGTGGGGAATTTGAGGGAAACGCTGGAGAGGTACTTTTTGGCAAATTTTTAGCAGAGAAAAATAGTAACAATTAACCATACATATATGAAAGAGAGGAAACAGTAATGAGTTTAGAAGTAACAATCAATGTACCAGGATTAAAAGAATTATCAGAGGCACTTATGCAGCTGGCAGTTGCAATGGGAGGAAAATCTGTACAAATGGACGAGGCAGCTGTCGGACAAGCCGTGCACGAACAGCAGAGTACGGAAGAAGCTCCTTGGGGGAATGCATCCATTCCACAGCAGAACACAACGGGGGCCGTACCAACTCCTTCGGCACCAGTACAAGCATCAGCGCAGTCAGTGCAGGCACCTGCAGCAATACCGACATCTGAACCGACGTATACAAGGGATGATCTGTCTAAGGCAGCCATGCAGCTGATGGACAGGGGGATGCAGGCGCAGCTTATGCAGCTGATCCAAAGTTTCGGAGTGGCATCTTTGATGGAGCTTTCACCGGAACATTATGGGAACTTTGCAACTGGACTTCGCGGAATGGGGGCGCAGATCTAATGAATCATCAGGAGAGAACACATGCGGTCTTAAGTGCATCGGGAGCACATCGATGGCTCCTGTGCACTCCAAGTGCAAGACTGGAAGAACAGTTTCCGGATACCACATCAGACGCGGCTAGAGAAGGAACTCTGGCGCATGAGCTGGCCGAGATGAAACTGAGACATTATTTTCAGACAAAAGAGTTTGGAAAACGGAAATATAACGCCGAGGTTAAAAAGCTGAAAACCGAAGAGTTGTGGCAGGATGAAATGGACGGTTATACAGAAATCTATAAGGATTACATTAAAACGCTTGCGCTTTCATTTCCTGCAGAACCTTATTCGGCGATTGAAAAGAGGGTGGATTTTAGTCAGTATGTTCCGGATGGATTTGGAACTGCAGACTGCATCCTGTTAAGTGGTAATACGTTGCACGTAATTGACCTCAAGTATGGAAAAGGGGTGCCAGTCAGCGCAGAAGAAAATCCACAGATGATGCTGTATGCGCTCGGCGCATATCAAGCGTACAGTTTCTTATACGACATTCGGAGCATCCATCTTGTGATCATTCAGCCTAGGCTAGACAGTATTTCAGAATGGGAATGTCCATTAGGGGAATTACTTGAATTTGCAGAATATGTAAAGGATCGTGCGAAACTGGCAATCAATGGAGAGGGAGAGTTCTGCCCTGGAGAAAAACAGTGTCGGTTCTGTAGGGCAAAAGCACAGTGCAGGGCAAGGGCAGAAGAAAACGTAAAGCTGGCTTTTAACCCGGATAAAGGAAAACTTCCGCCACTGATCAGTAACAAGGAAATGGGGAAATATCTCGCCTACGGAGAAGATGTGGCTAAATGGCTTTCAGACTTAAAAGAACATGCATTGAAAGAATGCCTTGCCGGGCGTGAGGTTCCTGGATGGAAGGCAGTAGAGGGAAGAGGTTCACGCGATTGGACTGATATGGATGCAGCGTTTGAAGTGTTGAAGGAAAAAGGAATTGCAGAAGAAATTCTGTACGAAAAGAAAGCATTAACACTTGCACAGGTAGAAAAGACAATCGGGAAGAAAGATTTCGCAGAGATGGTCGGCGGTATGGTCGTAAAGAATCCAGGCAAGCCAACCCTTGTGAAGGAATCCGATAAACGAGAAGCAATTACAAATAAAATCACAGCCGAGAAGGCATTTCAGGAGGAGCAATAAGATGGAAAATTTAACAAACGTAACAACAGGAAAAGTAAGATTATCATATGTACATGTATTCAAACCATACGCGTATCAGCCGGGACAGGAAGAAAAATTTCAGGTAACCATCCTTGTACCAAAGACAGATGTGGATACGATGAACCGGATCAATGCGGCGATTGAAGCTGCCAAGCAGAAAGGGATTTCGGATAAATGGAACGGAGTGTGTCCTCCGATCGTTCAGACTCCGGTATACGACGGTGATGGTGTGAGACCATCAGACGGGATGGCTTTTGGCCCGGAGTGTAAAGGACACTGGGTATTCACTGCAAGTGCAAAAGCTGATTATCCACCGGAAGTTGTAGACGCGAATCTGAATCCAATCATCAATCAGTCAGAGATTTACAGTGGAATTTATGCAAGAGTAAATGTGAATTTCTTCCCGTATGCATTTGGCGGAAAGAAAGGAATCGGGTGCGGGCTTGGACCGGTGCAGAAGCTTGCAGATGGAGAAGCATTAGGAGGAAGTGCACCGACAGCTTCACAAGCTTTTGGAGCACCTGCACCTCAGCAGACTGCAGCGCAAGAAACGCAGCAATATCAGCAGACACAACCTACAATAAATCCGATTACCGGATTACCAATGTAGGATATTTAGGGGCGTATGCCCCTTTTCGTAACAGGAGGGACGCAGATGTTAAGGCATTTGAGTATAGACATTGAAACAAAGAGCAGCGTGGATATCGGAAAAGCCGGATTGTACAGATATGCACAGTCAGAAGATTTTGAAGTGTTATTGTTTGCTTATCAGATGGATGATGGAGAAGTTGAGCTTGTGGATTTGGCACAGGGAGAGCAGATCCCGGAAAATGTGCAGTTGATGCTGAAAGATGCGACTGTTGTAAAACATGCATACAATGCAGCGTTTGAATGGTATTGCCTGAATCGTGCCGGTTATGAGACACCATTAGAACAGTGGAGATGTACTATGATACATGGACTGTATTGTGGTTACACAGCCGGACTGGATGCGACCGGAAAGGCAATCGGACTTCCGCAGGACAAGCAGAAACTGACAACCGGAAAAGCATTGATCCGGTACTTCTGCGTTCCATGTAAACCGACAAAGAGCAATGGAAATCGGACATGGAATCTCCCGAGACATGCACCGGAGAAATGGGAATTGTTCAAGGAATACTGCAAACAGGACGTGGTAACAGAGCGTGCAATATTAAAACGCCTGAATTATTTTCCGGTTCCGGAAGAAGAACAGGAGTTATGGCAGCAGGATATCCGGATGAACGCCTTTGGTGTGCGCGTGGATTCGAAACTGATTGAAGGAGCCCTGACGATAGACGGAGTGAGCAGTGCGGAGCTGACAGAAGAGGCGATCAATATTACAGGACTGCAGAATCCAAACAGTACAGCACAGTTGAAAGTATGGGTGGAAAAAGAACTTTCAGACAGCTTAGAGATGGATGTGGAACTTCCGGGACTGCGGAAAGAAGATGTCTCCATGCTTTTGGAAAGAAACGATCTCCCAAAAGAAATAAGGCGAGTTCTTGAGATTCGTCAGCAGCTTGGGAAAACATCTATCAAGAAATATGTGGCGATGGAAACGGCCAAGGGTGCAGATGAGCGCGTACGCGGTCTGACACAGTATTATG